CATGGAAGAAATCAATGAGTCCCTTAGACAAGAAAATCGATGATGAACTAAAACGACTAGATGCGGAACCAGCCGTAAAATTCGAATACCGAGATGAACCCTTGGAACAAGATGGCTTTTCAATGTCACTGGGCGACAACATGGCCTCAGGTACCTGGGATGACATAACAATTCAGCCTCTTGACCTGGCCAATCTCGCTCCACTGCTGAACACAGTCAATTTATCTGGTCATGGCGGTACCAGTACTTACAGCATTGGTGCCAGTGGGTACAACAACTCTTACAATAATTCGGGAATTTATACCATTAGCCCTAGCCCTAGTCTGAATCGGGGCAGTTTGAGTCCCGGCAAGGTCAACATTCATAGTACCGGTATAGACATGACCGCTGACGCCGACATCACCATCGGTGGTCGCAGCATGAAAAAGATGCTAGAAGGTATCGAACAACGACTAAGTATACTAGTTCCTGATCCTCGAAAACTAGAACAATACGAAGCACTTAAACAGGCTTACGAACACTATCGAACATTAGAAGCACTCTGCAACGAAGAATCTCAGCAAGATAATAAATGAAAAATTTGAGATTTGTCTGCGCTCAGCCAGCCATAAAGTATTATACATGGCAAGTTGAAGTCATGTTAAACAACTTCCGAGACATGGGAGTTGACCTCAACAATGTTGACGTAGTCAGCAGGATCGAAAACAATCATGTACCCAAAGAATGGACCAAATTGGCCGAAGGATATCCGGCTAGATTCTTTTTTTATTCCGATACTCGGGATACCAATCACTATATTAGTAGTATCCGACCCAATCTGCTTAAACAACATTGGGCTGCTAGGCCCGAAATTTTGGGTCAAACAATATTTTATCATGATTGCGATATAGCCTTTACAAGGCCAATACATGAATGGTTGACTCAAGAAATGATAGACGATGACATTTGGTATGGTTCAGATACCCGATGGTATATTTCGCACAGTTATATCATGGGCAAGGGTGCGGATATACTACAAGCCATGTGTGATATTGTTCAAATACACCCTCAAGTCGTTCAAGATAACGAACTTAACTCCATTGGTGCTCAATATATGTTCAAAGGCATTGATGCTAGTTTTTGGGAAGATGTTGAACGAGATTGTGAAAAATTATTTAAAGACATTACAGCATTAAGCCAACGTAAGAAGGCGAGGGATCCTACATATCACGAGCTACAAATTTGGTGTGCTGATATGTGGGCGGTACTCTGGAACGGTTGGAAAAGAGGACATCAAACTCGATGTCATCCTGCGTTAGAATTCAGTTGGGCCACTGGATCACTAGAAGAATTTAATAGATGTAATATTTTTCATAATGCCGGGGTTACCAATGATAAGGGCGGATTATTTTACAAAGCCTTGTTTATGGATAAATATCCATATAATCAAAATCTCGATGTCAATCCCGACACAGGTAGTGGACATTACTATCGCATTATTCAAGAAGTCGGTAATCGAAGCGTATTATTGTGAAAGAACACATTAGACAACAATTTTCGCAATACAAAATCCATCAGATGCAATTAGATCCTTTTGGATTTTGCAATGCTAAATGTTGGTTTTGTCCTGTTAAATATAGAGGAAATCCTAAGCACGCCCAAGACACTATGAGTGTAGATTTATTAGATAAGATACTTCGTAATCTTATTCGAGAAAGAGATTTGCCCAATGGCTTAGTCAGTAAAAGTTTTCATGGATTTTATACTGCTCATTACAACGAAATACTATTGTACAAACATTTCGAAGATTTGCTTAGGATTTGTCAGGAACTAGGTCTCTGTTTTATGGTATTGAGCAATGGAGTACCATTGACTCCTGAGAAAGTTGACTTAATGTTAAAGTATTCCGAGGTCGTAAATGGTATATGCCTGAATATTCCTGCGTTCGAAGCAGAAGTTTGGGCCAAAAGATCTGGAATGAATGCAAGACTTTTTGACAAGTTGCTATCAAATATTAGGTATGCAATGAGTAAATTGCCTCATATGGTCAACAATCGGGCTATGAGTATACAAATCAACGGCGTTAATCAACATTCTTTTTTAGAGAATGGAGGTTGGATTACTCCAGGCCCTGAGTTTCCACAAGATATAGACTTGGATTCTGGGTCCGGGGAATTAGTTCAACAAGAAAGATTGGCCCGACAAATATTTCCAGGTCTGCAAATTTTTTCGGTACCTAGTTTAATTGATCGTGCCGGAACACTAGACCATATTATGACTAACAAAAAAGCCATTGTACACTGGTTGCAAAAAGGCGATGCATCACGACAAGTGACAGGATGCGGTAATGGACGAGAAGTCGGCGGCCGTCCAGTGGGATGGATCCACATAAATTCTTTAGGACAGACCTTTTTGTGCTGTAATGACTATGATATGGAAGTTGTCATTGGCGATTTTCGAAATCAAGAGCTAGCCGACTTTTGGGGCAAAGAAGATCATATCGAAAAAATTGAGCAAAGCTATAAAACCATTTGTAGAGAATGTGCTAGTGCACTCTTTTAATTTGACCGATTAACAATTTTCTGTTAAACTAGTATCACTACTTTACTCATATTATGACTTCTGTTATTAACAATACAGAGCAAGCTGTATTTGCCGCTGAATGGTGTTCTGAAAATTTAATTAACGATAACTGGAATGTTGCCATTGGCGGATTACCGGATTGTCGTAAATATATTTTTACATTTAATAACGATCGAGATTATATACTTTTTACATTAAAATGGGTATAAAATATGGAATTCGGACAATTCATTTCTTTTGTAGTCGACGGTTTTTTGTTTTATTTGGCTTTTAAAATTGGACAAATCAGTGGAGTCGTTAGATCTAAAGAGCTCGCCAAACCAAATACTCAACAGATAGTTAATATGGTAAGATCTATAATTACCATTGAAGAAATAAACGGAATATACTATGCTTATGATGGTAACGATTTTCTAGCACAAGGACGCAGTCCTGACGAACTAGGTACCATGATTGCTACTCGTTATCCTAACAAGTACACAGGCGCCAGAGTAACAATTCGCGCATGATCTACAACTTTAATTGAATAAATATCATATAAGGAGAAAAATTGCCTAAGGAAGATAATACTCTGCGCCTATCTGGCACCGTTGATGAAGTACTGCCCAATGCTATGTTTAGGGTAATACTAGAAAATAAACATCGTATAACTGCCTATCTGGGTGGTAAAATGCGGAAAAATGACATCAAAATTATCGCCGGCGATAGTGTAGAAGTAGAAATGAGTCCTTATGACATGACCCGAGGTCGTGTAATATATAGGAAACGATAATGGATATAAGACAGGCTATTGACTTAATAGAAGCTAAAGGTGGTAAAACACTAGAGCTAGCACGTCTAAAATACGATCGTGGTGCATTGGCACCGGTATTCAGCGAGCGTGCTATTAAACATCATTATGATGAATTAGCCCGGGCTTATGTTGATAGATTTAACGATCGTGAAGGCGACCCCGCCTTCAATGAGGCCGGGGCATTCTTACACAATATATTTTTCGCTCAATTTGCTAGACCCAAGAATAACAATCGTCCTGCCGGTCCAGCCGCTACTCTTATAAACAAGAAGTATGGGGACTTCGGAAAATTTAAGGAACAAATACTAAAAGCAGCCATGAGTATTCAAGGTTCCGGTTGGGTTTATATGGCCAAAAACGGTGAAATTAAAACTATTAGAAATCATGCCATTCGCCAAGATATCGCTTTGTTAATTGATTGGTGGGAGCATGCCTGGTTTATAGATTACGGAACAAATAAAAGCAAATATCTCAATGACATATGGCGTATTATAAACTGGACTGCGATAAACAGTAGACTCTAGATCAATTGGTGGATCTTTGATCGTCGGTGATGTACTGCCATAATGTCTGCACCAGTTATGCTTTTAATACCGTTGACACCCCTAACGGTTGAGTTGTATACTCTATTTAGAATGAACTTATGCAAGTCGAATCAAATATTTTTAAATTAACTATCAAAAACTTCAATGCCTAGTCAATTAATAACACCGCCGGATCAAATAATCGAACACCCCAGTTATCTTATAATCAACGCAGTAGATGCACAAGTTGAAAGTCTGGTAATCTACTTAAAAACCACAAATAAAAAATACAATATACATCTTTGGCACGTGGAAATGGAAGAAGAAAAATGGGTATTGTCTGTGGCCCAACAGGTTGATTTGGTTTTGTATAATGCCAAATTTGAAAGATTCATTGTAGATCCTCTGTTGTCCGTGCTGACTGATCGTTTTGGCACCGTGGTCAGTTTTGGCGAAGAAGAAGATTATAAGGATCTGGTTGATTTTTTTCTAAAACAGTCCGATAACGAAACCTAAGGTATAAATACATGTGTGAGATGCCTGTAAAGGGTCTACAAAAATTCTTGCTTAATCAAAGGAGATAAACAATGAGCAAAGTCATCGGTATCGATCTCGGTACCACCAATAGTTGTGTAGCAGTTGTAGAGAATGGAACCACAAAGGTCCTAGAAAACTCAGAAGGTGCTAGAACCACACCCAGCGTGGTTGCTTACAAAGACGCCGAAGTCCTAGTGGGTGCACCAGCCAAACGACAAGCAGTGACCAACCCTCGAAACACAATTTATGCTGCCAAGCGTCTAATTGGTCGCCGCTTTGAAGAAGAGGCAGTACAAAAAGACATCGACCTAATGCCTTACACAATCCTCAAAGCCGACAATGGCGATGCTTGGATCGAAGCCAATGGCCAGCAAATGGCTCCGCCGCAGGTGTCAGCTGAAGTACTGCGTAAGATGAAAAAAACTGCCGAAGACTATCTAGGCCATGAAGTCACACAAGCTGTGATCACTGTTCCGGCCTACTTCAATGACAGTCAGCGTCAGGCCACTAAGGATGCTGGTCGTATCGCTGGTCTGGAAGTGCTGCGTATCATCAATGAACCCACTGCTGCCGCCCTGGCCTACGGAGTTGATAAGACGGATAAGCGGGATCGTAAGGTAGCAGTATACGATCTCGGTGGTGGTACTTTTGATGTCAGTGTCATTGAGATCAGCAATGTAGACGGCGACCGGCAGATCGAAGTACTCAGCACCAACGGTGACACATTCTTAGGCGGCGAGGACTTTGACCAACGCATCATGGATTTCTTGATTGCCGAGTTCAAGCGAGAACAAGGTGTTGATCTCGGCAAAGACGTACTTGCTTTACAGCGTCTTAAAGAAGCCGCAGAAAAGGCCAAGATTGAACTGTCCAGCAGTCAACAGACTGACGTAAACTTACCTTATGTAACTGCTGATGCCACAGGCCCCAAGCACATGAACATCAAGATTACACGAGCCAAGTTGGAAAGCCTGGTAGATGAATTGATTCAGCGCAGTGTGGGCCCATGTGAAACTGCCATGCAGGACGCTGGAGTTACCGCAGCCGACATTGACGAAGTTATCCTTGTTGGTGGTATGACTCGTATGCCTCGGGTACAGGAAACTGTAGAGCGTTTGTTTGGTCGTGCTCCGCGTAAGGATGTGAACCCCGACGAAGCAGTGGCAGTGGGTGCCGCAGTACAAGGTGCTGTGTTAGCTGGTGATCGTAAGGATGTGTTGTTGCTAGATGTCACCCCATTGAGCCTGGGCATTGAAACCCTAGGCGGTGTAATGACCAAGGTCATACAAAAGAATACCACAATTCCTACCAAGCACAGCCAAGTATTCAGCACTGCCGAACACAACCAACCTTCGGTCACCATCAAAGTATTCCAAGGTGAGCGTGAGATTGCCCTGCATAACAAATTGCTAGGTGAGTTTAACTTGGATGGTATTCCCCCGGCGCCCAAAGGACAGCCACAGATTGAAGTTACCTTTGACATTGATGCCAATGGTATTCTCAAAGTTCGTGCTGCCGACAAGAACACTGGCAAGGAAAACAACATTACTATCAAGGCCAGTTCGGGACTAAGCGAAGCAGAGATTCAGCGCATGGTCAAAGATGCCGAAGACAATGCCGAAGCTGACAAGAAAGTGGTTGAGCTAGTCAGTGCTCGTAACAGTGCAGACACACAAATTGATTTCATCAAGAAAGATTTTGATGAATATAAATCTAAATTACCTGAAGATGAAGCCAAGAAGATTGAAGCGGCCATCTCTGCTCTAGAAGAAGCCAAGCGAGGTGATGACCCAGAAGCAATACGTACTAAGATTTCGGATATGATGCAGACAACCAACGAACTGTATCGTATTAAGAGCGAAGCTGAAAAGGCAGCAGCCGAAGCCAACAAAGCTGATACTACAGAGTCGAAAAAAGACGACAACATAGTAGATGCTGAGTTCACCGAAAAAACTGCCGAAAAGAAGTAATTGTAATATAGTGTAATGGGGATGCCGAAATTTGGGTCCCCCTCTAACTTGCTTATGAAAGGAGAAAAGACCATGAGTACACTAACATTAAAAGCCTTTGACATTCCTACTATCCATCGTTATTCAGTAGGATTAGATGAAATGTTTGACACACTGCTACGCAGTGTGAACGCTACGACCAATAGTAATTATCCGCCCTACAACATAATTCGTTACGACGACAATCGCTACACAGTTGAGTTAGCCATGGCCGGGTTCAAAGAGGACGAAATTGACGTCACTGTAGAAGAAGGATACTTGACTGTAGAAGGTCATCAAAAAGCCGCTGTGTCAGAAAACAATGCAATCACATATTTGCATCATGGTATCAGCAAGCGAGATTTCCGCAAGACCTGGCCGTTGGGCAATCATGTGGAAGTTGCCGGGGCCAATTTTGTCGACGGAATTCTCACAGTCAATCTTGAGCGTGTTATTCCTGAAGAGATGAAACCCAAAAAGATTGCAATTACCAGTAAAAAACGCTAGACTTGCGTATGGGGGTCATTGACCCCCATGCCTAGCAGGAGCAATCATGATCACAGATACCATTGTCAAAACAAAGTCACATGTGAATATCTCACAACCTCCATTGTTTAAAGTAATCTATATAAACGATGATATTACAACAATGGAATTTGTAATAGAAAGTCTTGTGGCAGTGTTTCATTATGATCAAGAGCAGGCTTTGGCAATAACCACTACAATTCATGAACAGGGGTCAGCCACAGTGGCTGTTTTACCATTTGAGATCGCAGAACAAAAAGGCATTGAAGTAAGCGTGTTGGCCAAACGACATGGCTTTCCCTTAGTGGTAAAACTTGAGGCAGACGAATGAAATCTGTACATGATCTAACAGACGAAGAATTAGAGGATTGTGTCGATGGTTCGACTAACATCACTATATTAAGAGAAATATTAACCAAACCCGACGTAGTAGATTCGGAAGGTTGGATCAATCCCGAATTTTTTGCAGACTGGTTTAGTGTAGGCCTAGCCGGTTATATCACAGAAGATGTCAACAGTGCCGAATGGGTCGAAGCCAATGACACAAATTGGAACTGGGGCTATGACATCGCCGATAACATTAATTCATATATAAGCGATAATTTTCGAGATGCGTAATTATGGTCGAGCCATGGTCCAACAAAAAAACGGTCTGCACCAGGTGCGTCGACCAAACGCACCATTGGCCACAGTATCTCCGGCAGTGGAAATTCACAAACCAAGGACGAAAATGTTTTTTCTAAGAAGATGGTGGAATCAATTTATATTACGTAGTGTTCAACAGGCCAATCGCGACAGCGACAACAGCAAAGAGGTCGTTGCCGCGGAGCTTGGCAATCAACTAGACACTAATCCATTGAGACTGCATATCTATTACGGATCAGGTGGTATAGCCATCGAAACCAAGTATTATGATCGTCGTCGTGAAGAACACACAACTCAATTGTACGTTGTTCCTGAGTCAGCTAACTTGACTGAAGAGTTAGAACGTATTTTAACCATGGAAAACCTGCGTAGGGCTTGAGCATGGCTACTGCGGTTATGCTGGACCTAGAGACCTTGGGTACTAGGCCAGATACAGTTATTCTTACCCTA